CATTCATAAAAGTATTTCATCTTACTTACCCCCTTGTGCTTCATAATAGAAATACCAACCATAAGCGTTACAAATCCACCTAGCTTTTGTTGGAGTGGTGTTACCGTACCCTTTATCAGTTATATCATTATATAAACCAACTAAAAGCATTGGCTTGTTATCAAAGTATGCAATCTCTTTTCCAATGTTTTTAGCATTGGGAATTTTATAATAGCATTTATTGTTTTCGTATCTTTTTGATTTTTGAGTGTTTTGCATCTTACTTAGCCCCTATCTCTAAAGTTTTGAGTTCAATTATTCTAGCCAATATTGTATTTACAACATCAAGCTCTTTTCTGTTGTCTAAGGTTAGAGTAAGAACTTTTAAGCCATCTGTCTCTTCTAGCTTTTCCCTTTTCTCTACTAATACCTTATATAAATAAAGCAGTTCTTTTTCTGATAAGTGCATTTAAAAACTCCATATTGTTTATTTTATTCATAAACAAATATAATAATAATATTTGAGAAATACAAACCCTTTATTTTTTTTATTATAGGGTTAGATAACTGTAAAGGGGGAGAGGCAAGGGTGCTTTATAATATGAATAAGGACATAATGGAGTTAACGCCCTGTTCACCCTTGCCATCAGGGTAGAAACTTAGTTAAGATATTTGTTCAATTAAAGAAATACTTGCAGAAAATCTATTAAAAGATACTTCTGTGAACTGAATTGGTGATGCTAGTCTTACATAATGAAAAGCCCCTGTTGTTCCATCTTCACTGTATATAAACTTCTTATGATTTTGAACAGCAGATTCCATTGACTGTAAACTGTTTTTAAATGTTTCTGATATGTTTCCAAAATTAAAAGTGATATTTGTTTTTGGTTCATGTCTTTTTACTGCATATTCAATACCACCTATGCTAGTATTCAATGTAGTTCCAAATGTTTCAACCTCAGATATTCCTACATCTGGATTGACTTCAAACTGTAATTTTTTTCCAAAAATAACTTCGGTTAATCCTACTATACCCCCAGAACCTTTTGATACAATTCTCCAGTATTGTTTAGTTTGTTCTGTAAATTCAAAAACAGTCCAACCTTTTGAAAAAGTGTCAGTTGCCCCAACAGCTTCTCCGTCAGACATACCTGAACTAGCACTGTCAAATTCAAAATCAACGTCATCAGCTTCATCTACATTGAAATAAACCGCTAAAAAATCAACTGCTTTTGCAGAGTCTAAAGTGTATTGAGCAATTTCTGTATTTGCCCAACCTGTTGGTGCTACCGATAAACTCTGGTCTATTGTAGCTTCTGGATTTACAATTGATTCTCCAGCACTAAAAGAAACAACATTACCTGTTCCTGTTGAATATGAACCCTCGGCTATGGTTGATTCTAGCAATCCGACTGAATCATAATAAAATGTTTTTGCCATAATTAAACCTCATTAACTGTGACTCCAAGAGAGCCTAATTTTCTATTTATATTTGTAACCATAAAATTTTTACCTGAAAAGGAACTAGCAAAAGCATTAGTACCTACATCACCAAAGGCAACAAAGTCTCCAATATCAATCTTGTAATAGGTTTGATTAACTACATTAAAAGTGATAATTAACTTTTGAGAAAATATGTTATCAAAATAGGTGTAGTAATCATCATTGACATTGCTAGAAGGTGTAGTAGCTGGTGCAGATACAAGTGCATTTAATCTTACTGTTCTTTTCTTTTCATTTGTATCAACATTAAAAGCAGTGATATTAGATGAATTACTAGCTTCCACCTTACTTACATAACCTTTGCCATCTACTGGATGTTTTTCATATTCAATATCCATTGAAGTAACTACATCATCAAATGGTGTTAGCTGTATATTCAAATCAGAAATATCATCTTTAGTTAATGTATGATCTGTTGAAATACTGTCTGGTATATAAACATAAGTGTAATCACCTTGTGCATTATATCTTCCAATGAACCCACCATTCTTTTGTAATTCTTCAAGGCAATTTGTTAATGGCTTTGGTTCTGTTATCCAGTATCTTACTAGCCAATCTTTTACAACAGATATATTTGTTCCTGAATCCCAGTTAATTGGATCATAAGCAGAATCATAAGGAACACTGTTACCATCTTTAAAGTTTCCAAATCTTTGAAGTAAATCCCTATGGGCAAATACAATTTTAGTAATAAGAGCATCACCACCCCATGAACTAACATCTTTTAGCCCATTAGCACCACAATATAAAGTATCTATGTCATCTATTATTTTATAGCTGTTTGATTTTTTATCTTGGTCTGAATAATCTAATTTTGATTTTACTTCAATCACTATATCTGCTAATCTTAAATATCCACCAAGTGTACCATCTAGCGAACCAGATTGTTGAACTGCTTTCATCTTCAATTTTATTTCTTCACCCCATCCATTACTACTAGAATTAAATTCACTATCACTGTCATTTTGATTAGTGAAGTATGCAAAGGATGATGTGGCTAATGTACCACCAGAAGTTTGATTGAAATTTGTTGTGGGTATTTCATTGGTGATAGAATAATATCCAAGTATATCAGATGCACCAAAAGATTCATCAATTAATTGTATTCTTATTTCACCACTACCAGATGATGATGATAATGAAACTGAACCAGCAAAAATCAAATGAATACTTATAGTATCTGCAACCCCTGTTAATTGTGGCATCTTAAATTTAATAGTAGCATTGTCATCTGCTGTAAAGTTGCCTTGAATTAAACACTGGGTATGGGATGAAGTATCTATATAGTCACCATTAAAAGCATTATCATTTTCAGCCCAAACAAAATTAGTTGATGATCCAGAGTCTGTTCTTTCTAATGGTTTTACAAATTGACCTTTTAACAATGATTGATGATGTCTTACTGCATAACCACTTCCAAATGTTTCATTTCCAACATCAACAGATGACATGGTACTGGCATGGTTTGCTATTGGCAAAAAGGAATCAACAGACTTTTCATAGAAATGAGGATATGAATTTTGATTAATAGACCTTAATCCAGTAAGTGAGAAGATAGTATCACCTCTTCTTTGCTCTACAGGCATGGGATATAATGTTTTTCTCTTTCTGAACTCATCAATTCCAGCACTACTACCAAATGTAAGTGATACACTTTGAGAATTGCCTTGACTAGCATTAGCTGTATAATCACCATAAGCTATGGGGAAATAGTTGTTTTTGCTTGTTTTTACTTGTGGTACTTCAATGCTTTCAAATGGATCATGTGCAACTATGTCTAGGGTAATATTGTCTTGATTATGGCTAAAATTAACCAATCTACCAGAATACACTTGTAAGGCATTATGAAGATATGGGTTATCATTTAATTGTATAAATACCTTACATATTCTATTAATATATTTCCTAGTGCCTCCAAATATTTCTTCACTAAATGGTTTACCCTCATAAAGAAAATTTGCTAATTGAATTGATATATTGCCTGTTTTACTTGTTGAGTTTTTAAGGCTAATTGATTCTCTTATGCTAGAATTAGATAAAACTGCACCATGACTAAACCTATCATCTATTGTGGTATCTGTAAATGATACTGGTGTAAAACTATTATTAAAAAATCTTTCAGTTGTTGATAATGCCGCTGGTGAGTTTTCAATACCATTTAATGACCTTTCAACTGTTAAAGTGTCTGATGATATGCTTGTGACTTTTATTAGTTCCCCTGTAATCATTACTTGAGTGCCAATTGTGTTCATTCTATAGTAATTACCAGCAGTAAATAATGAACCATCATCTACATCTATTTCAGTTTCTGTTGTGTTTACATCTTCATCAAGCTGGTTAGATGTGCCAACCATGTCAAAAGAATCATCATATCCTAAACAAAATATCCAATTCTCATTAGTTGTTGATCTGTTAAACCCATCTGGTAATGTTAAACTCAAGCAAACCTCACAGCCCTTTCAATCTCTGGAACTAAGGTATCTCTTACAAATTCCCTTGTACCAAAAACATTTCCTTGAATATTAACTGTGACACCCATTCCCCTTACTAAGTTTTCTTGCTGTGCTTGATTTAAAATGACCTCACCGGGAGTAAGCATTGCTGGAACTGTATCCTGACTTCCATATCCCGGAACTATACCACCATCAGCAAATTTTAATTTACTAGCAGATGCTAAATTTCTCTCAAGAGCAGATGTTGCTAATGCCCCAGCCCCAGCGGCTATTGCAAGATTTACAGGGAATGGAAAACTTTTTAATATTGAACTCACTAAACCAGATATAGCCTCCATAAGTTCTGCCCTAACAACTGACCTCATTGCTTCTTCAGCACTTTGACCAGATATAATTGCACCTCTAATATCTTCTTGGATACCTCTTTTCTTTTGATTTTGTAGTTGTTGAAGCATAAGTGTATGATCTGCATTTACCTTTTTAATAACAGCACCAGTATTTATTTCTGTATCAGCAGTTGCCTTTATTATTTGCAAATTTGCTTTTTTACTATCACCAAATTTTTCTTGAAATTCTAATTCTGCTTCATGTTGTAAAGCTAATTGACTGTTTTCAGCAATAAGATTTCCCAAAATTGTTTTTTCTGCTCTTAATAACTCAACTGTACTTTCTTTTCTTTGCCTTGCTCTTTCTAGCAAGTTTTGTACCTGTTCTGTATGCCTATTTTCAAAAATATTAGCAGATGTAAGTCCTTTAGTTCTTTCAGTCAATACTTCTATCATCTGATTATTTTCAGATATTTTTTCAGAATATTTTGTTGTTTGCTCTTGGCTTCCTTTTGTAGATGATACAACCTTACCTAACATTTCAACAGCAGTTCTTATATGAGGTGTTAATTTCAAAAATGCTGGTATTAATATTTCACCAATATCTTCTGCTAAATCACCTATTTCATTTTTTAATTGTTCAACTGATCCAAAATAAGTATCTGTTTGTGCTAATGCTTGACCAGAAAAAAGATTACCTAAAACAGTAACAGCTTTACCAGCTTTCATTTCTTCAGCAGTTAAATCTCTTAATTGAGGTACTAATTCACCAAGTTCTCCTGAAAGACCTGAAAAAGTCTTTGCAGTATTTCTTACTGCTGATTCTAATGATATACCAGTGGCGGCTGAAAGATCAAGTGCAACAGGAATAATTGTTTTTATTTGGTCTTCTGTGAATTTTAAAGATGCAAGAAAAGCCTGTTGTTCTATTATTGCTTCATCACCAGTTACACTAACTTTTTGAAGAGCAGATGCTTGTTCTAGTAATGCTTTAGATGTTCTTCCCAGTGCAGTTTGTAATGCTTTTTCAGCTTGTTCTTGCCTACCAGCGGCTTCAACAACTCCCCTCATGCCAGAAATCAAACCTTTAGCGGCAAAAAATGCTCCACTTACTTTGAGGGCTACACTTCCAAGCTTGTCTAATGCACCATCAACTCCTTTTACTTTCTTCTCAGCTTTCTTTGCACCTATGACACCTACTTTAATTAATAAATCTTTAACTGCCATTCTTGCCTACTTCAAATTTTTTAATTTTTTCTATCTCATCATCTATTATGTTAAAACAGTCTAATGTCCAAGCATCAACAGAGTCTAAATTATTTGCTAGTGGTATATTAAACTTTTTAATTGAAAAGTAATCTGCAATCATTTGCCAACACCAATCTGATATAATAAAGGAAGGATTGCAAAAGAAAGGCATTTGAAAATATAAACTTTGCCCAATGTCATACCCTCTTTCAATAGATTCATTAATAACTCTTTGAATCTCATCTATTACATCTTCCTTTGTTTCATACTTAACCTTCTTCCTTAATACAGGCGACTGGGATTCATAAGGTAACTCTAATTGATTGTTTGATAATCCATAAGTAGAAAACCAAACTGCACACCTCAATCGCCAGTAAGGTTTCCCAAATCTAAACCCATATAAGAACTAATAATTGCCACTAAGACTTGATCTTCTTCAACAGCAGATAAACTTTTCAATGCTTTATCTGCATTTTTATCATCACCAAATGCAAGTAAAGTAAACTCATCACCTAAATCATGTAATTTATTTTGATCATTAGAAGAAAAAACTTCCTTAACTCTTTTATAGAACTTTCTTCTTTCTTTCCTTGTGATGTCTTTTACTTCAAACTCACCATACTTTGTATCAACAATCATAATTACCTCCCAATTAGATTACATTGCTGTTAATGCAGTATTCTCAAATGTTTGCAGTTTAAATGCTTCAGCACCAACATTTTGTACACACTCAAATTCTAGTGTATGAAACACACCATTCTCAGATAAGTCCTGACCGGGATCACCAGTGTATTGAATTTCTGCTGTTATTTCCATTTCACCTGAAGCATCTGGTTCACTATTACCACAAATCATATTTAATGAAAGTGTGTCACCATCTAAGAAATCTTGAATCACATTTGTTCCAGCACTGTAATCATGATTATCATCATATTTAATTGTAAGGCTTCCTGTAACAACATATTCTGGAAAAACATACACTTCAGCATTTCCATTTGTGTCATATCCAACCCTATTAACACCATTAGATATGTTGAAAGAAAATGCTTTCATAATAAATTCTTGATTATCATTTGCCTCAGAATCAAGTGTAGTTGTCACAAAATCCATAACATTAAAATAAGTGGTCTGAGCATCTACCCAAGTTCCATCAAAAGTCTGTTCTAATTTAGTTGCCCCTGTATTAGTAATAACAGGATTGCTAAATCCACTGAAGTAATTACCACTCATTGTTACCAAACCATTATTTGCACCTACATCACCAGCAATGGTGAGATCACTAACAATTACACCAGTAACTAAAATACCCTCACCAGCATTAGGATAATAAGCTAGGTTCACACTATGAGGTATTGCATCACCTCCTATTGCTTCACCCATTGAAGATGGGTTACTTGTACCATCAATTTCCATTTCATGTAAGATTGAACCACTTTGCCCATTTTCTTGACCAACCAACATAGCATGTTGTACTAATGTTTTTGGTGTTGCTAACATATCAAAAGGCATGGTAATTGTACCACCTTTTAGATTAGTAACTGTATCAGCGGCATTTTTTACAAGCCCTCTTCCACTTAGCAATCTTGATTCTCTGTTTATATTAAATGTTGGTTTTTGAACTTGTACTGCTGGTTGTGTAATAAAAGCAGTTCCATTATTGCCACCATCTGTGTCTAATCCTACTCCAAAAGCTGTCTCTGCCTTTAAGCCATATTTGACATTACTTATTGGAAGCACTCTTGTATCAGCCATTATTTAGCCTCCTTCTTTGATTTTCCTTTTACTTTCTCAACAACTCCCATATCAAGAAGTTCTTGAGATACTTCCTCAGTTGCCTCTATGACTTCACCAGACCTGAGTTTATCCAATGAACCTTTATCACAAAGTACCCCATTTGGGTTTACTCTGTGCAATTTTTCTAATTTGCCTTTTATTTTCATTATATTACCTCAATACTATTGCAATTAAAATTAGCCACACCTCTTAAAAGGGTGTCATCATCTTCATCCCTTATATATTCAATGCTTGTAATGTGTGCATCAAACCATACAGAACCATTATTATAAATTTTATTATTGAATATTAATTTTTTTAATCTTTCCATCACCAATGCAATTTGCCTCATATTAAGTTTGGTATATTGACCACCAATCTTTAGTTGATATGATATTTCAACATTGTATTCTCTTTGTTGACCAGTTGAAAGAAAAGTAACAAATTCATCTGATGTAGGAACAAGCAAGAATGATTGATTACCTCTATGCTCATCATAATGTATTGGTGTATCAAATTCACCATTAATGACTGTTGCCAAACTTTCCATAATGTTATCATAAAATACATTTGTGAAATCTACTGGCATTAGTATCTACTGGTTCTAACTGTTTTAATTGCAGACAGCCTTTCATCAATCTCACCTGACACTTCAAGCTCCCATTCATCGCTTGTAGTATATAATCCGGGGCTAAACCTGACATACATATTGTGACCAATCAACTGCCAGTACCCATCAATAATTTCATCATTAGCCATTTGTTCTAGCTTTAGTCCATTTTCATTGCCTATAAAAGAATTGAATTTCACAGTCGTGTTAGCTGTTCCAGCAGTAAATGTTCCACCATTACTGATAATAATTTTAATAACATCCCACGGATATGTTGATCTACCTCTTATATCTACAATGCCACCAGTGGTATTTGAATTGACTGAAACTGGTCTTAATATACCTCTGTATTTGTTTTCATCTTCATGCTGATATAATGTGATTTCACCTTTTCTAAGCCTGTCAAGAAATCCTGTCTCTTCATCATTCATTGCTTGTGATTTTATCTGGTCTGCTTTTTCAAAATCATGTGGTCTTACTAGGCTTTCTACTGCCATAATGGCTGTTGATCTCACAATAATCTCTGGGTAATCATTACCAACAGCATCCGCAGTGCCAACTCCCTTGTTAGGGTATATGGGAAAGGGGAGGTAACTTCTAACAAAGTCACTGGCACGTTTGACTGCCTCAGTCTTTAAATCACTCCAGTCTCTGGATGCCTCAAACACACTACTATTCAGTGTATTGATGCTTGTGCCTTGAAAATAGTATTCAAGTAAATCTGTTGAAGCTGTATATCTATATTGGTCATCTGAACTTGGTTGGCTAGATGTTGCAGTTAATTCTTTACCATCCTTATAAACCTGACCACTGCAATCCCCTGTATTATATAGGTAATAAAGATGGGAAGTTCCTGAAGCCACCCAATTACTTGTTAAAACTTTTTTATGGTCAAATTCACCCAAATAAGGCTCAATAAATGTAAGGTCTGTTGTAGTATTACAGTAGCTTGGTTGATATGTACTCATGCCTGTGCCTCTGGTTTAAATGGTTCAAATCCAACAATCTCCAATTCTAGGCTTCTTATTCCTTCTATAATGTTTATTAGCATTTCTTTCTCATCAATACTTGTATTGTCTAAAATTATGTTTGATAAATCAATTTGCCTTGCTAGTTCTTTACACCTCATAATTACATCAAAAGCATTTATGTTTTCTTCTTTAGTCCTTATTTCTTTGATCTTTTCCATTTTAGGTACTCTGCACCCTCATAGGCATTAAATATGGTTGTAATAAGCCTATTATCATCATCCTCATATTGTGGATCAATGATTGTGACTGGTGCATTGAAAATGTTTTTATCATCCAATCCTAACTTATCAGCATAGCCATCTAAAATTTTAAAACTTGCAACTTGCAAGGCATGAGAAATTAACCCTGAAGCTGGGTCTTTTAAAACCTGATACCCTGACACATGAATATGCCCACAAGTAAGTATGTGGTCTTTCCATCCCATCTGTGCCGCTTTAGCTACCCCATGTGCAGTATTCCACATAGAGTACCCTTTGAAAGTATGCCTAGCATTTATTCTTATTTCCCTACCATTTGGAAACCTAAGATTCAATCTAGCACCCCATTTTTCATATACTCCTTTATGATCCCTCATTATAAAATCTAAAGGATCACCATCACCTGACCAAACATCGTGGTTTCCAGCTACCAAATAAAGCCAATTAACCCTATTCACAAAGTGTTCTGTAAGCCTCCATGATTCTTTTGCAGTAGTAGATTGTTGACCATATAAAAAAGACAATCTGCCAATCCAGTTGTTTTGCACATCACCTAAGTTTCCAGCAAACATTCCATCTGTTTTATTTATTAAATCACATAGTTTGTAAATATCAGCAATGTTTGTACCATCATCATCAATATGGGGATCACCAAAATGGCAAATTCCTATAGCACCTTTGGTTTTTATATCAATATTGATTAGCCTTCTTGACTCTTTACCCTTTACTTTAACTGAATATTTTCTTTTTCTATGTTCAATTAATTCTTCAATAGGAATATAGTCTGGATCAGTTATTTCTTTTACAAACTCAGCCTTTTCAAGTATGCTTGGATTGACAGTTCTTTTTCCACAAGAATTGCACATCCATTGTTGTCTTTTGGATTTTGCCCTGTATAGATAGCCAAATTTTCTAATGCTTCTACTGCCACAATATCTGCACCCTATAATATTACCATCAACATCTTGAACAATATCACTAGCCATATTTTATGACTATTTCTTTAAAGTGTTCTTCAGTTCCAGCACCTTTTGAAGTATTGTACCATCGTTTCCAATATTCAGCTTGTTCATCAAGTGTTTTAGGCATAGGATGTGGCACTCTCCAATAATGAAGTCTACAGGCAACAATCCCAGCAATAAGATTAGTTGTAAGTATATCTCTCCACTTATCCTCATCAGGTGCAGTGAAAAAACTCCAATCAAGATAGCATATTTCAGCAACCTTTTTTAAAAGGTCTTTTCTATATTGCAAGTAATCATTGCACAAAGAAACCATTACCCACGGTTCACACTGCCAATGACCTCTGGCAATATTTGAACCACCTTTCTGCATAATGTACTTATATTTAGATTCAACTAAACCAGTTCTATAAACCAGCATTTGTGCATCATGACTAGCATACTTAGAACCCATCTTTTCAAGAGTGTCCTTAATGACTATTAGCATTTGCATTGAGTCAATCATTACTTACCTTTAAGAAGTTTTGACATAATTCCAGCAACAATATCAGTGCCTTTATCAATGAGGTTTTCAAACAGCTCTTGCTCTTGTTCCTCATTCATCCAAGGTATATTGATTTTTTTATTGATTGCAGTTGCCCATTCTTCTTCAAACTCTTTTGATTGGATTCTATCAATAACTAAAGCTTCTATTCCTTTTTGAAGTTCTGGTATAGATGCTTCAACTTGCTTTGTTATTTCTCCTAATACTACTGATTTTATATTCATGGTTTTTCCTATTTTAGATTAGTGAATAAAAAAATTATTATAGCCATACCACCTAGAATGTAGTTTCTCCAGTTCTCAAGTGATCTTGTTCTTCCATTTGCAATTTTTAATTGCTCTTTAATATCTGGTAATTCTCTATTTAAAATAGTTTCTATACTTGCCAATCTTTCTTTGACACTACTTCTGTATTCATCAATGCTTTCATAATCCATCTTATTTACTCCTAGTCTTACTAGGTGACCATTTAATCTTATTTGCCCACCAAGCCGCTGAACTTTTACCCTTTGCTATGTTCTTTCTATGGCGAGATTTGAACGCTCTTCTTTGTGCAACTGTTTGATTAGTTCTAACACCTTGCTGACCAAACCTAATTAACTTAGTTACAGTTCTACTACCTTGCTTAAATCTTGCAAGTACGACATGAGACTTTGATTTATGTCTTGGCGTTCTTTTAGGCTTATTATATCCAGATAAACCAAATCTTTTTAATCTAGGGTCTTTAGCCATCAGTGTTTCCCATTGATCCTAGACAAACTTCCATCTATCCTTGAAACTTGATTGTCTAAATCATTTATACTAGATGTCATTGCATCAAATTTTCTATCTAACTTATCATCTGATTGATTCCATCTATTTATTAATTTAATAATCATGCCTTCCATGTTTTCAAGTGTTTCAGATTGTCCTCTATTCTCTACCTTCAAAGCTTCTAATTCATCTTGTTGTTTTGCTGACTTATTAGACATACTAATTACTAAATAAACAAACATCGCCCCAACCACACCTATCATCCCAGCTTCACCATATACAGCCATAAAATCCATCAATCACCCTTCCTTAATACTTTATCTAGTAAGCTTTTATTCATCTCTGTTAGTCTTTGTTCTCTTTCTGCTTCCAGTGGTTTCATTCTTTCATCAAGGCTTTCTTCAAACTCAATCAAAGCTTCTTTTATGTTTTCTATTTCTCTTGTGTTATCATTGATGTTTGCATTAATTGTAAACCATGCTCCTGTAAGTGTAAATACCATAATAAATATTTGTACCATCCACTTAACTGATATGTGAATTTGTAGTTCATCATTCAATGTTTTAGTATTCAACTCTTACAACATCCTCATACTGGTTATGAATCCAGCACCAATTTTGAGTAGGATATAACCTATGATGATAATAATGCAATATTGAATCCTTGTCCATTATTTCTATAAAAACTGTATTTGTATCTGTTGGTGTTATTTCCCAACCTCCAACACTCCATCCTCCAGAACAATTAAGAGATGAAAATGTAAACAACAGAAATATCATAACTTGTGCTAATTTCATAATCTACTTCATATTCTATATTCATAACACCATCCACCATGCTATCCCTGTTTCAACAACTACATCAGCCATTGTGTTATAAGCCCATCTTTCTTTGGTCACATAAGGCTTATAATCCTCTATATACCACTCAAATACTTCCCAAGCTATACCAACTATCAATACACCTAAAACACACCATAAATCAGACCATCCACACCACTGGAATATCTTACAAAGAAATGCACCAGCGGCAATGTGGTAGGAAGTCCATCCATCAAGTTGCCCTGTTTTTAGTTGCCATTGCACCAGTTTATTTAATGGGCTTTTCATCTTTCAACTACTTTGTGATCTACTATTTTATGTTTGACAATATCAATGCGACCATGACCATCAGAGTCTTTTAAATTTGCACACTCCTTCACATACGCTTCTTCAATGGTTTTGAATGAATCACTTTTTTTAATTATAGTGTCACCATTTCTAAGAAAGTAGTTCTTACTACTTGGATATGTTAATGTAGTAAAAGTTCCATCAGCCAACTTCACTTTTTTAGTCATCCCTTTTTTATTATTAAAATGAATTACCACATCATGGTCATAGGCACATCTAATAATCATTAGTCGTTCTCATCTCCCGGATCATGTGGAGAAGGATCATTTGATTTAGCAAGAGACTCTTCTAGTAATCTAATAAAAGCATCTTTATTTACTGCTAGTTGCTGTTGAATAAAGTTATTGCTATTTATCTTTGATTCTATGTTTTCAAGATGTAGATACATCTGCTTTTGCTCATCATTTAAGTCCTCATTGACATCATACTCAACATCATTAAGAACAAGTTTTGGCGATTGATTTTCTTTTTTAGCCATTATTGTCTCCTTGTTTAGTTAATCTTCTTTTTTACTATCTTCATACGCTTTCTTAATTTCATCGGTCCACAATGCACCAGCCAATGCCCTTAATTCTGAACTTTCAGCACTTACATCTGCATCTGGCATAAATGAATTTCTATGGTATGAAAATGATATTTCTTTACCATCTTCCATAATAGATGTTTTACAGCGTTCTTGGATACATTTGTAATCTCCACGCACTTCATAATCGTATGTTTTCTTTTTTTCTAAAGCCATTTATTACTCCTTGTTAGTTCCAGTATAGTATCCACTATACAAAGTATGTTCCAGAAATTCTTATAAAAAATGATGAACTATCAGCTTGTGAGCATTGTACAGTTTCTTCAGTTGCATCATCTTTTGATGCAGTAAAACCTATTTCTGTAGTATTGCCATTTACTTGAACCATTAACTGTATTGTATCTGATGAATAATTAAATGCTCTTAAAAATCCAATACTGCAACTACCTTCAGATGTACTTGATGCAGAGGTAAATGGTAATCCAATTAACTTTAAATCACCACTTGCCGAACCTATGCTACTTGTACCACACTCTGCTTCAAAATGCACTGCTCTTCCAATTTTAGTATATCTTCCATTTTGGTTTGATGCCATTGTAAAATTATTAGAACCATCTGATAATATTGGCGTCCAATCGCCTTCTTCGTAATCATCAAGTGCATTTGCTCCACCGCTTGGAACTTGAGTTCCCGGAAATGCTATACCAGAACAATTAACCAATGCACCACTATCTGAACCCATAAATACATCGGTTACAGATGAGTTACCAAGTGTTACTGAGTTATTCTGCACTCCTGTTGTAGCTCTTCCTATTACTGTTTGATTGGTTGAACCTGTTGCACTGGTTCTTGCCGCATATCCAATACAAGTGTTCTCAGTTCCGTCAGTTATATTGTCTCCAGCATAATTTCCCAACGCTACATTTGAACCGCCTGTATTAACATCGTGCAAAGATTGAAACCCAACCGCCGTGTTATTTGCTCCGCTTGTCAAAGCAGTAAGAGATTCATAGCCAATTCCAATCGTTCCTGTCATTCCTTGAGCATTGCCTGTTGCATCTACAGCATTATAACCTATCGCAATATTTCCTACAAAATCTATATTATTGTTTAAAAGGTCTCCACCAAGTAAGGCATTTGTACCGATAGCAATATTGCCATCTATTTCTGTAGTAGAACGATAACCTTCAACAGCACCCATTGCATCAGTACCGATTGCAATGTTATGGTTTCCACCATTTGCTGATGCCGCTACTCCACCTGAACCATCTCCACCTTGCAAAACATCCATAGCTTGATAACCAAGTGCAATGTTGTTAGTCCCTGTTTGCATATCGTTCATAGCTTCATAACCTACGGCAATATTGCCAGCTCCAGATGTCAATGCCGCAAGTGCAGACCTTCCAATGGCTACTGCACCATCAGCAGTATCATTATTAACAGCATAAGCTGTACCTCTTCCTATTGCAATTATATCTTCCGCAGTTGTAGGATTACCAAGAGCATCTGTTCCAATAGCTACATTAGAACTCCCTGACGTTAAATTTTGAAGAGAGCCTTTACCTATCGAAACATTAAATTGTCCTTCATCAAGTTCAAACAAAGCTTTGTGTCCAATAGCTACGTTACCATCTCCACCAGCTAAATCAAAAAGAGACTGAAAACCAATTCCTACGTTATAAAGAGAATTATTATTAGTACCATTACCAGATACTTGATGACCAATAAAAACATTTTCATCACTACCAGCATCAATATTTGCTCCGCTACCATAGCCAAAAACAGTATTTGATGTACCACTATCATTATTAGATAGTGAGATTCGGGAGTTCTCATCAAGACATAAATTTGTAGTACCACCAGATGAACCAGCAGAACGATTAGTACCTATTTTAAATTCTCTTCCAGTTTGGTCATTGTTACTGTCATAGTTTATTGCACCGCTTTGAATAAAATCTATTGATTGTGCAAGGTCTGCCAACTGTATTACACCAGATGAAACAACTATATTGCCAGCAAAGGTAGCATTTCCAGATGTATCAATCGTAAGATGACTTGTTCCCCCAAAATTAGAATTATTATTTATCTTTAATAAATCGCCTGTATCATCATATCCTATAGTTGCTCGTTGTGTTGTGTCTTGATTAAATCTAATAACACTATCATTACTTGCACCTGAAGTAAGATTTAATAAAGCATCTGTATTGGATATAGTTACATCATCAGAAAAAGTAGCTTCACCAGAAGGTGCAATCACAAGTGCATTATTATAACCATTATTTTCCAAAACAGAAAACGTCAAAGAC